CAACTTGCTCCCTACTCGTTGTCATCTCAAAATCTCGAACATTGGCAACGTGCCTATATCTTTCATTTCGAGTTTTAATTGTAATATCTTTTGCAGCACTAGGAGCAACAAGAGTTAAAGCATTACTGGTTAATCCTTCTATTGCTTTTGAAAAGCTATCAAATAACTTTATTCCACCAACAGGATCAACATTTATAAACCATTTACCATCTGGGTAATCATGGCTATCTACAAGCTCAAGATTTGATCCATCAACTGTTGCTATTTCAACTTCATCTCCTGTAAGTAACGATCCAGAACTATGATCAACACTAAATCTCTTTGTTGAAATGTTTACATCAAAAGGATCTAACTTCGTCTGCAAAGCAGCTTGAAGCGCATCTCTTTTAAGGGCTATTTCACCCGATTGCCCAAAATAAACACCCATGACTTAGATAGATACTTCTGTAGGTGCTCCATTTGATTCCCAACTAATATCAGCACTTAAAACTTCACCAACAGCACTATTCATTGATATTCCAGTAATCAAAGTTGAGAAAGTAATAAAACGACCATTAGCAGAACCATCAGCAATTTTTAATTTTAACAAAGCAGAACTAGAATCAGCAGCCGTTCCGTCACCAGCTCCACTTCCAGCTTTAATACATTTATTAATTAACGTTGTAACATCTCCACCAGATCCAGCAGAAGCCTGATAGTAAAACAATCTTGCACTGCCGCTATAGCTTCTTACACCTTGAACAATTGTTCTATCAGTGTCTTCTAAAGAAGTTGTTTCAAGAACAGCTTGTGAACTAGAAAAAGACCAAGATTGAACTTTGGCAGCTTTAGTGCCGTCAATAAGAAGCTGTCCATCCTTTCCGCTATAAAAAGCCACAACCTAAAAAATCAATACGTTGTTCTTATTATATGGGTGCATCCAAACAAGCAACAAAACTACAGCTCACATTGCTCAAACCTTTAAAGGTACTTGTCACAGAAGGCGGCCCAGAATAACGCCACTTTAGCCCTAATCTTGTTCTTCCTGTACCGTCATCTCCTTCAATTTCTTTTCTTAAAAAGTGTCCTGAATCTGGGTCTACAATTCCTGCTGTTCCATTGGCAGAGCCGAACGCTACATAATCCCAATCGGAATTGACATCATCATAATGAGCAAGAATTTCACCTGCCTGACTGTCTGTAATATTAGAAAAGCCAAGATTTAAGGTTGCATTAACTCTTTTATTTCCATAACGGATATGAGTTTTTGTTCCGTCTAACGATTCAAACTTTGTACTCGGATAATTTCCGGGAGAATAACTTCTAGAAGTTGGTTTAATGCTTGGAAAAGGTTTTGCAGTTGTCATTGATTTTCAGAAACAATAAAATTTGAAGCGTCATACTCACCATCGGTTCCTTTTAAACCCCAGTTTTGCATAACTTTAAGCTGACCTTTTGTTGCAGTATCAGTCTCAATAGGCACATAACTACCAGCCACTTCTAATAAACCGTCTTCACCATAGGAGATGCTCTCACATTTATAAACTTTGTTTTCTGTAGTTGTATTTTTCACAGTAAACAAAACACCGTTTGGAGCTTGAGCAAGCGTTGAAAATTTAACGCCTTCTGTTCCCGGTTCCCAATAATAAACAGATTCAGAACCAGCCACGTCGTCTTTGCTAACAATTGTTCCATCATCTAATTTTGCACCGTTTCTAAACCTTGAAGTATGACTGACTTCACTGACTAATCTAAAGAAATCGCCGGGAGCCAAGCCCTGCACATATTGAGGTGCTGTTTGAAAAGTAAGACCATGATCAATTAAACGTCTTGATCTAATAGCAAAAAAAGCAAAATATTGTGCTTGTTGTTTAGAAGTACAAAAACCAGATAAATCAAAAGTTTCAGCAGGATCGGTATCAGACCCCTCAGGATCATTTTCTCTAATTAATAATGATTTTGTTTCAGGAAAACCATTTATTTTTTCTTCTCTATAAACAACAACGGCTTTAAATGTTTGCCGTTCTTCTGGGCTTAAAAAACTAACGTTTAAATCTTTAATATTGCCATCAGTAAAAAGACATTTTATTTCAGGTAATACTCTCTTATCAATCTCATTATCTGAATTAACAGGAACAGAAGGCTTAAGGCTAAACTTGCCTCCAATAATTGTAAAATCTAATAAACAATATCCAGCATGTTCAAATATAAAATCTCTTAAATTTAATTTTGTACTAATAGTTCCATCCCAGAAAAATTTATTTTTCTGACAAAAATCAGCAGCGTTAGCCATTGCTGCACTGTCAACAGAAGATGCTCCTACTAATTTTCCAGCTCCTATTTTTGAACTTGTCAACAAGGCAAAAGCAATTTCAGGAAGCAAATTAGAAGCTCCTGTTGCTCCAGATGGCTTTTCAATCTCTATTCCTTTTTTAAAATAAGCAGAAAATTGACTAAAGTTTGTCCACTCTTTTGAACTATTTATTCTTATTCCAGCAAAAGCTAAATCGCTATATTTTGCAGGTTGTTCTACATTACTTTGATTTGTTTCTGGCTTTAATATCTCGTTTACATAAACTATTTCGTGCTCTGGATTGCTGCGGTTGCTGTTTTCATCTCCTTCGTAAACATTCCAATCAGCTAGAACATCAAAAGGATTAAAATTTTGTGCGGCTCTTGTTGTTATTTGTCTTGCAGTAACGTCTACTTTTACATTAATTACTTGAGCAGAGCCATCATGTTTGGTCCAAGGAATTTGAACTGTTTCACCATTTATATAACCAGAACCTAAATTAGTTGTATTAAGTGACCAGCTTGCTTTGTAATAATAGTTTCCCGTTTCATATTCATATTTTTGAACAAGCAAATTAACTTTCAACCCAGAACCACTTCCTCCATTAACAGTTACTGGCCCATTAAAGTGTGTTAAAGGTTGTAATTGTGTTGTTACTGTTCTATAGAATTGCTCCCCTACCCAAAACTTATGATTGTTCCCATTTGGATTTGCAGCATCAGCAGGATGATAATAAGTAGCAGGATTTAAAATTATATATCTACGATTTCCAATCTGAAAATAAACATCAGGCCAAGCACCATTTGTATTAGGAAATCCATAATGTACTAATTCTGGCCCAAAGCCATACAAAGACCATTGATGCCCTGTATAAGCTGCATAGGGTTTATTAATTTCATTCCATAAAACGATTACTTTACTGTAATTTTGATTATAAAAATTAACTGTTTCCCATCTTTGTTCTGTAATTGTTCCGCTAAAACTTGGATTTTCAATCCAACTTGTTAAACCTCCTGAAGTTCTTAGATCTTGAACTGTTCCTGTTGTGCTAACACTAGATTCACCTAACTGCCATTCAGGATTACAAGCAACATCTTGTGTAATAACAAAAGCTTCATTCCCTGTAAAAGCAACATCAAAATCTCCAAAAGTAGTGCTTGCTGAAAAATGATAAGCTTGGCCTGTACCACTTGCATCTGTAGCTAATAAATTATATCTTTTGTTCCACAATTCATTTCTAGTTATATAATTACCGGGAAAAGGTTTAAATCTATACTCATATTGCTCAAGATCAGGATGTGAAATAGTTATAGCATTATATTGTGATTCTGGTGTATTACCTCTAATAGCAAATAAACCAGTATGGTCAGACAAAGTATTTTTTAAATCTTGCCAATTAGAATCTCCTACTTGCCTTGCTTGAAGCATAAACAATGAGATTCTATTTGCATAAGTTTGGAGTTGTCCTAAACCTATTTGTGTTCTATCCTCAAATGCTTCTTTTAATGCTTCTTCATTAGGTTGACTCATTACATTTGCAAATTGAATACGTTTATAAACAGTTGATTTAATACCTATTTCAGTAACATCGCATTTTCTATTATTAGTTACAGTTGCTAATGCAATTTTTAAATTTGAATAAATATCATGTGAATAATATAAATCTTTTTCACCTCTTGGAAAATTAAACTCAGTTCCACTAATTACTTGTTGCCAAAAAATAGGAGCTAAATCACTTAAGCTATAAAGAGCATCTCTATCAGAACTACCACCTTTTCCAAAACCTCTATGGTTAGGGTCGTACCATTCAGGGTTATCACAATGAACGCCTAAACTCTGACCACTAACAGGTAAATCAATTTGTCCAGCTTCAACAACTTTAAATGTATAAACTTTTCCGTGTTCAATTCTATAAGGAACAGTATCATCAGTTTCCGTACAGATAACAATAGCCGTTCCAAATAAATATTGTTCTCCAACCGCTAATAAATTATCAATATTTTCTCTAATTGATATTGTTAAACTATCAACATCATCGACTCCATGCGGCCTGTAATTAAAAGCATCTGCATTACCTTTACCTGATACATTTTGATAACCTGCGGTGCTTTTATCAGCATCATATTTACGCTGTAAAGCATTTGTTTCTCCGCTAGGATCAATGCCAACAATTTGATATTTTATTTCATCTCCTTCATTAACTGAATGTAATCCTTTTGTTGTATTGTTTCCAACTTTAATTATTCCAGCTCTAACAGGCCATCTAGCAAATTCAACTTTTTTCCTTTTTCTCATCATATCCTTTATTGAAGTTTTTGAAGAACCTCTAGGATCACGAATTAATTCATAAGGAAGCCTAATAATTTGAGCATTAGGCATTGGAGAAAATGTTCCAAAAGCTGTTTGTGTAGTTGGGTTTCTTGTTCCACTAAAAGATTTACTTGTTAATAAAGGAACAACACTCCCTGCTTTGTTTGGAACACCTACTTCAAAAGGATCTTGACGATCTTGAGCAGAAGGAATAATTAATTTTGATTGAGTGTAAGCATCACCTTTAACAATTCTGTTGTCACCTGAATTGCTGCCATTTTTAAAATAAAGTTTTACTTTGTAAGCGTTGTAAGTATTTAAAAGCGTATCTCCTACAGCAAAGCCTTCATATGCAGGGTCTTCTGAAATAGTTCCATGAGAGAACAAAGCAAGTGCTTTTAATTGTTGATATTTTCCAAGACTTACAAACTGCGACCATAAAAGTTGACTATTAACTCTTAGACCACCAAAAACATTAACGCCTTCTACTATTTGATTAGTAAATATCAAAGGAATAGCATCACCTATCTGAGCTAGCTGTTGAACAGAATTAAAAGCAGCTTGGGGTGCAAATTTACTATTACCAATTGAATCAGCCGTTCTTCTTGAACCACCTGATTTTTGTTCTTTAGGTTTTGGTGTTAAAGCATAAGAAACAGCCGCAGCAGTAACAGCAATTCCTACTTGAACCCACATTGCTTGGGTTATAGTAAAGCCAAGAATAGTGACAGGTTCAGAACGTATATCAGGTATTAATTCATAGCCTTTGGGTCTTTGCCCGTTATAAGCAGCAGTTGTATCTGAAAAATACCAATATTCATCTTCACTTAAACCTAAAAGATTACATAGTTCTACTTCCGTTGGTAATAACAGCCTTCGACCAAAAGGGCGTTTAGGGGAGACCAAATCACCACTTGACCGCCTAATGTTTTTTGATAGCTTATCCATCCTTCCTCATACCATGCAGCCATTCCATAACCATTTTCTGATTTGCAAAGACCAATTGTTCCTAGTTTAGGGGTTGATTCAACTCCCCACCTATTTAATTCTTGAAAAAACACGCTGTAATCTTTTTTTCTTAGTCTTCTGTACCAATCACGTTGTCCTTCAGGAACAGTAAAACCATAATTTGCTAAAACTGTACGGACTAAAGAAAGACAATCACCAGCATTATGTTTTACAGGATCAGCACCTAAACGGTAAGGAAGACCAATTAATTGATGTGGTTTCACCTGTTTTGCAAAGATCCAGTAACAGGCAATGCTCCAACAAGATTTCTTGTTAATACTTTGTCTGGAGCATTAGCACCAACAGCATCTATAGCAGAACTTAAAATAAGCTCAATGTTTTCAGGGTTATAACTCATGTTAGAAGCTAGCCAAGTTTCTTCTGACAATTGTTTGTTTCTTTCAAAAGCCTCTGTCATTAACCAAGTTTCTACTTTAATATGATATTTATTTATAACAATTTGCTGCGCATAATTCATGCTTAACTCACTATTAGCAAGGATTAAAGAAGAAGTCATGTTATCGCCAGATCTATTTCTTGCGGCTCCCTGATAAATAAAAGAAAGGTATTGAAACCCACTGATTGCAGTGTGTCTTCCATTTTGGAATTTATCAGTAATGTTTTCTACTGATCCATTTGGATTAGTAATTGTTATAAAATTAGTTAATGCGACAAAACTCATAATCCTATTCCTTGCCTTTTACTTCGTGAATTTTGAAGGCTTGATAAAGTTCTAGCCTCTCCAGCTTTTGCACCTCTAGATGCTGCACTATTAATGATTTGACCTATTGCAGACTTAGGAACAAATTCTTCAGAGTTGAAGTTCAATATTGGACCAGAGTAGTTAACAGTTGTTTGTGCATCAGCTCCACCTCCTGCGGATGATTGACCAGTACCCGGAATAACAGATTCACCCCTAGCCCCTGCTGAATACCGTTGCATTGACTGAGCCATCTTAGAGGCTGGAATTATATACTCATCCTCTCCAGCTTCTCCCACGAGTCCCATCGTGGGTTTCGTGACCATGCCACCAGCCGCAAAAGGTCTAATTCCATTAGAAACATAAGCACCCTCGGCGGCTTTCAATCCAAACGCTCCAAAGATTGCTTTCTTTAACATTAAGCTTGCAATTTGTTTAGCAATACCAGCAAGAGATTCTCCAAGAGATTTAGTTCCGTCTATTAATCCCATAACAGCACCATGTAAACCTCCAGCAATTGTTTCTTTAACTCCTTCAAAAGCTTCTTTTAATTTATTAACGGCAGGGGTTGTGTCTTCTGTATCTTTCTTTCCTTTCTTTATCTCATTATTAACTTCTTGAACTGTTCCAAGATATTCTTTATACGCTTTATTTATATCGCCACCAGCCTTTGCAATTGCCTCTTGAAACTTTGCCATGTCAATAAATCGTTCATTGCCTTCTTCGTCTTTGTTAAAGCCTTTTAAATCTCCCATTACATCACTAAATCCTTCTTGAAACGGTTTAGCAACATTACTAGCAACTGAAGAAATTTTTTCTCCTGTACCTACTAAAAATCTCTTTAAAGCAGGAGGTATATTATCCATAATCATATTAATTCCATCACCAATAAATTTAAAAACTCTTCTAAATACATTTGCAATAATTTCTGCTAATCCAGTAAATATATCTTTTACATCAGTAACAAACCTCATAAATCTTTTTTGTGCGTCAGTAATTATTTCAGGTATAACTTTAAACAATGGATCAAAAGCTAAAGCAATTGAACCAATAGCCGTTCCTATTGCTGTTGCAACAGCTTCAACTAATTGAAAACCTTTTTGAACTTTTTCTAAGAAAAATGTCCAAGATTTTGTAAGTAAAACAATTGCACTATTTCCTTTTCCAAATTGCTCCTCAAAAACAGACCCAATACCAGCAAATAATTTAAACAACAAACGAACAGGCAGCATTAAAGTTTTTATTGCAATTCCAAGCCCATCAATAACAACAGAAACACCTTGTAAAGTTATTCTTATTGCTGCCCCTAATTCGCTTTGTTCTGCAAATAAATTACTAAAAGAATTAGTAACTCTTTTAAAAGCACCTTGTATTGTATTTGCTGCAATAATCGCAGCATCTTGAGCTGCTCCTTGAGAATCAGCTTGATTAGCAATTAATTTATTTAATTTTTCTGTGTCTTGTATAGCAACTTGAATACCTTTAAACGCTTCAATACCAAAAGCTTCTTGCAGTTCACCCGTACTAAATCCTTCTAATTTTGCAAGTGCTCCTTGAAGACCTTCAGTTTTCAAGGTTGCTTCGTTTAAGTCAATTCCTAATTTTTTACCAGCTTGTCCACTTGATATTTTTGCAAGAGCTGAGTTTAAACCGCTAAACGCTGTTTCTATGTTTGTACCTGCTGCTGTTGATTGAGCAAGAACAGCATTAACCTCATCTAATGAAACGCCTAACCCTGCGGCTGTAGTTGCAACTTTACCTATATTTTGAGAATACTGACCAATGGTAATAATGCCATCTGCCTGTGTTTGTGCAAACTTATCCATCAAAGCAGCAGCATCTTTAGCCTCTAATCCATAAGCGTTTAAGACTTTTACAGCAGCTCCTCCAGAAGTATTTATATCCGTAAAACCACCCGTAGCACCAAGACTTGCTGCCTTTAATATCATTGCTGCATCAGCAGCATCAGTAAAACCAGCAGAAGCCACGTCATAAGCAGCCCCAGTTAATTCAGCAACACTCGCAGCACCATTTAATTCAATTGCAACTAATTTTAATTTGCTAGAAAGAACATCAGAATCACCTCCTAAAGTTCTAAATTTTGCACTTGCAAATTCAATCTCCTTCATTGTATTGAAGGCAGCACCCAATCCAGCAACAGCCGACAAGGCAAGGCCAATTGGCCCCATTGCTGTTTTTACAGCCGTTCCAAACGCTTTTACCCCTAACGCACCAATTTTTGCTCCTGCTCCTGCTCCTATTGCTGCTTTTCCAAAAAGACCTGCTTTTTTTGAAGCATTACTTGTTTTACCTGCTAACCGATCAAATGCCTGTTCTAATTTTTTTGCACCACCTTGTAAGACCTTTAATTTCTGTGGAGCACCTCCACTATCAAACTTAATTCCAACTGTTGAAATTAACGAGGCCACATTCTAACTTTCTGTTATATGTAGATCTTAGCGGTACTTTGCCCTTCTCATATTATTTTCATGCTCTTCGTTTAAAAGATCAAAATAAGCAGACCAAATTAACAGCTCTTCTTGTGTAATTTTTTGATTTAATTCCTGCAACGTATAACCCAATTCTTTAGCTACTCCTAATTGAAGCTGTAAAAAAGTATCTTTTTTAAGTGCTTCTTTTAGTCTTTTGGGTCTAGATCATCAGCCTCTTCTTGCTGTGGCACTAATGCCATCATTAACTTGTCCATATTTTCAGCACTTACATCATTTCTTAATTCATCAATTTGACCAGCCGCAAACATTCTTCTGCCATCTTCAAACATTGCTTTACGCACAAATAAACGAATAGCAAAAGCGTTAGTGTCATCTTTTGCTCCTTTCATTGCTTGCTCTCTTTCTGCCATTGTCATCGGACTTGACCAAAATTCAAAATCTTCTCCATCTGCTAATTGAACAACTTTTTTTTCTAGCGTTAAATTAGATGCTTTTTTAAGTCTTTCTAATGGGCTTAGTTTTGTTTTTGCCGTTGGCATAAAAAATAACTCTGTTTGCATAAATTATATCAATAACAATAAAGGCCAGCCATAACAGCTAGCCCCTATTTTTATTTGACAAGATCATGTGAATTAATCTTGTTTTGTCGTAATGGCTTGTTGTTCCTGCTAACTCTCTTAATTTTCTATTTGGTAGATAACGCAAAAAAGAAGCAAAACCTTCTCCAGTTTTGGGGCTTCGATATACGAACAAAGCCCCAATAGCATTAAGCAGACGCACTTAAATCAAATACTGGAGCACCTGTTGGTCTGAATGAAATCTCTACCATCTGTGCATCATCAGGGTTAATGTTGAAGCTTGCAGAAAGTAAAGCAGCATCCATTGAAATAGACCTACTCAAAACTTCAGAAGATTGTTTATCTGTGTAAAGCCTAAATGCAGCTCCTACTTGCTGACGTTGTAAAACATCTTCTACAAGTCTGTTAGATAAAGCAGCATCTTCGTCTGTAACGTAAACACTTGCACTACCTGAGCCATCAGCAAAACCGGGGATATAGGCTTTAAATGGTGCTGTTTGTCCTACTGTTTGACCAATAGTTGTTACGTCAATTTCAGCTCTTGTTACTTCAAAAGACCAAGATTGAACTTGCCCAATAGCAGCATAATCACTGTAATAAACTTCAAATTCATTAGGAGCTGCTGCTGTTCCCACATCAGTCAAGTTCACAGCAGAACCGCCGTTAGTTGCTGATACAGTCATTGCTCCTGTGCTTGCTGTGTAAGTCTTAACAAAATACTCAGTACCAGCAGTTAAACCAGCAGGAAGCGTTCCTGTTCCAGCTCCTCCAGAGGAAGAATCAACAACTTTGAACTTAACAGGATCACCTGCTTTTAGGTTTAAGTAGGATTGAACAACCATAGTTTCAGTGCCTATGGTGACATCAGTAGGGCTGAAGGTTCCTGTATAATAATACTGCTAAACTTTGCTCTGTCAAATTTATCTTTTACTCTTTCCCCAATCGTTAGGTTTGCACCTGCCCCAATACCAGCAGGACTAAATACATTAATAACCAAAGTGCCTGTTTGACGGTTAAACGAGTTGCCTGTGGTTGGCGGTTGTAATGTTGCATAATTATTTGCTCCAAATCTTAAAAATACTTGTATCCAAGGAGTGTTGTTTGGTGGTGTAAAAGGGGCGTTTTGAAACGCTACAGGATAAGCAGGAGCAATAGCCATTTCGGTGGCAATACGTCCTTCTATTGCAGCTCTAACGTCATTAAAAGTGCTACTCATTTAATGTTACCTGCATTTTTATTAACCCAACCTTGCATGTCTTTGGCAATTTGTTGAATCCAACCGGGGTCTGCCTGTTGACTGTGACCTGTTGCTAAAGGCTCCGCATAAGGAAGTGAATTATGCAAAATATATGAATTACCAATCTTTTCATTACCAACCATGTAGTTCATTCCTTTTGCTGGTTCAACAGAAGTTCCTTGATCTCCTTCATATTCTCCAGTGGCGTTTTCTCCTATTTGCCAGCTATTTCTAAACCGTCCAGTATCAACAGGACTTTCTTGTTTTAATAATGTATCTGTTTGCAAAACAGCTTGACGCAATAAAGCGTCTAATTTTTTACTTAATTCGTCATCAAACTGACTTGGCCTCATACCTGTGTATTTAGCTTTCATTACAACCTCAGAATTAGTTCATAGCTAATTGCAGTATTAGCTTGTTCTGTTGTTTCAACTCGGATTATTTGATAAACCTTAGAACTAATAACAACACGATCTGAAACTGTTGGAGTGT